TCCCAGGTATAGCGATGCGCCCATTCTATACCCATTGTTGAAAGTTCCCAACGATCTAAGCCCCGATTGCCTTCTTTAAGGTCTATAATCGCTTGGGCTATGTGAGCGGGGTTGGCGTTTCTGAGAATAGCGCCAGTATTCCAATACTCTTCCCAGGAATGGGGCACCCAAATTGGCACGTTGCCCATAACCTCACGCTGTGGCCCCTGGTCGTCAATACTAATGACAGGCAAGCCGACTCTCATAGCCTCAATTTGCGGCAAGCCGAAACCCTCAGCCATAGATGTATTTACATACGCGCCATTTGGAAAAGCCAACCAAAGCCGTTCCATATAATTCAACGCAGATATCATAATGCGCCTAAGTTCATTTTCATCGTTTGTGTCCGGTGCCTGGATGAACCTATCACCATCATACTGAACACCGCGCGTCTGATCGTGCAAGTCGGCGGGAAATTCAACGATGCCCTGAAGCCCCCTAACTTCTACAGTGTCATACAGCGGCACCGAAGAGTTGGGGACAAAATCGTGAGGGTTGCTGTGTATATACGCCCTTATATCATTGTGACCAGCATCAACGAGAATCTTAATAGCGTCAAGCAATATTTGATGGTTTTTAGACCTTTTGTTTCGGCCAACGCTCACTATCACAAATTTATCTTCCCAACCAACCGCGCGCCTAACCTTAATGGCTTCTTCTGGGGTTGGTGGCCTAAAGTCGGCGTGATCGGCACCGTGATAAACAAATGCGCACCTTGGACCACCCGCCTTTAATACCTGCTCTACCGCCCATCTGGTATATAAGATGGTTTCGCCATTAAACAAGCGCACAAGTCGAAGCGTGTCTATCATCTGGGGTATCACCGGCGCGGCTTCTATGGGCATATAGCTTACAACCGGGATGTCTATACTACTACCCATTAGCGCATCAAGAACCAGGCGTATATTGCCGGGGTCATAATTCACATAAAGCACGTCTACTTTCTCTTCTTGAACAAAAGACTTGACAAGATTGTGGTAATTCTCACCGGGCCAAGCACGCCAAGTATATAGCAAGTCTGTATAATTGGGCGGTCCTCTGTGCGGGTCTGAAAGCCCCAACAGCTTTACCTTATACCCCATCTCTGACAATCTAGTTCCAACGCCTTTAGTCACCATACCAAAGCCGGTTGTCCTTTCGGCGCTATCCGAAACCATCCCAACCGTTATGTTTTCGCGCGCTGGCGCTGATATAAAAACCTTGCCCTTGCCTTCCTCTGGCAGTACCACAACAGGTCTTTCTATAATCTCGATCAGGCGCGCCGCTTGTACCTCAATATCAAACTGTCTCGCCCTTTGCTTCAGATCATTAGCGGTTCGCTTTGCCTTTTCCTGGTCTTCTATAAGTTCCCTTGTCTTCTCGATCAAATCATCCGGGGTATCCCAAACTAACGTTGGCCCTTCGGGTGAACCGCCAGAATTATGCACAAACGGTATTGTGCCTAACACAGCGCCCTCAACCGGGAAAATACCGAAGTGCTCACGTGAGCTAGGCGGGATATCTTCTCCGCCACTATAGCCGGTTGCCGCCCAGATAAAACGGCTCTGGGCTAACATATCTATGTACTCTTGACGTGGTAGATCGTGATAAATCTTGATGCGTTTATCGTCCCCGATTGTATCAAGCACTTCTTGAAAATACACACCATCTTGCTTGGCACCGATCAAGACAAGTTCCCAATCTGGAAGCATCATTTTCTTGAAAGCGTTGATGACAACCAAGTGGTTCTTGTTGTTGCCAGCGGCAACACGAAAAAACCGGCCAATGTTTACTATTCGATTAAACTTCTTTGGCGACGGAGACCCGGCAACAGACAGGATGTTATCTATTGGCACTGGCGGATATACCACATCCGCATCACGTTTCCAATAACGCTTGACCCAACTGGCGGTATATTGCGAGTTTGCCAATACAGTGTCATACCCACCAATCGACTCGCCCCAATCGGGGTATTGGGGAAAGAAAACGGACAGAATGTTTCTATGACATATTGGCGGATACAATCTTCCGTGATCTTTGGCGATCATTACGTCAAAGGTTCTGAGCCAATCTAGGTTTTTGCCCATCGGTCGCCATTCTAAGCCCTCTAAATCATAGCCGTATTCTGCCGCGCTATCAAATGCGGGGTAGAAAAGATTAGGGACTATTGCCGTTACATCGTATTTTTTTCTGAGAATGTCTAGAAAAGCAAATGTATGTAACTCCCCACCCCCGTATTGACCAGATGGTTTAAGCCCAGATGAACCAATGTGACCGGCGATAAAGGCAATTTTCATCTATCCCTGACTCCTGGCGGTAGTTCTCTAACCGCATATTTTCTATCTGTCAAGTCGCCGCGCCCTTTTACCCCAGACCCCGGCATAGTAGCGTATAAATCTTCTCGTTGTTCGCGCCTAGACTTTTCTAGCCACCCATAATGAAAAACCTGTGCACCCCAAGTTGCTATTTGACTCTGTGGTATAGGTACTAAACCGTTTAAGCCCATTACCTTAACGAATTCGTGCACCTGCCCGGACCACAATTGGTAACTTCCATCGCGCGGCACCCTAAAGATTCTTGGGTGCGTCTCAAACCCGCCCAGGTTTGCGGCGTAGTGGTCTTTATCGGGCCACAAGTTAGTTTGCCTTATACGCACAGCCGTGATGTCATCTGGTAAGCTCTCTAACATATCGACAATATTAGCCCGTAGATCGGGCGAATATTCTTCGTCTGCATCTAACCGCATCCACCAATCAACACGATCAGTGGGCACTAGGCCCAACGAGAGATTGCGTGCCGCCGAAAAATCGTCGGGCCATTCGACTTGGTCTAAATATAACAACACACCCTTTGGCGTGCTCTGTTTGGCAATCCACACACTGTCATCTTGACTGACAAAATCATAAATACAAACACAGTCCGCAAATGTCACACTGCTAACCGCACGGCCAATATACTCTTCTTCGTCTTGCATAATCATACTAACAGCAATTTTCGTCATAGTACGTTGTACCAGGAAAGGGTTTTTTCGGCCACAATAATACTATCATAATACGTAACCGCCCTTTTTCTCGCAGCACGTGACATTCTAGTGAATACTCCCTTACCGAAAATGATAGTGTTAATGTCTTCCGCCAATTTCGGCCATTGCATCGGAATGTGATAAAGTCCCGCAACATCTCCGCCGACCTCAGGTATAGCACCACTCAAAGACCCGGCAATGGGCAACCCGGATGCTAAGCCCTCTATGATGACTTGCCCGAATTGCTCTAACCAAGTCGAGTATGGGTGACTTTCTAGTTTTGGCACACTAGGAACTGCAAGCACCTTTGCTTGTCTGTATACATCTGCTAATTCGTGTCTCGACAGTGTTCCTAACCATCTTGTTCTATCGTGTATACCCGCGTAATCGGTCCATTTCTTTAATGCCTCTTCTTCCGGGCCTGTGCCCACAATCCACAACTCAACACCGGGGACTTGGGATATCGCCCACATCAAAACCTGTATTCCCTTTTCATTTACCAATCTTCCCACAAATAAAACAGCATCTTCACGCTCAGTGGTTTTGAGCGGCTTGAAGAAATTTGTGTTAACAGCGCCCGGTATCCGTCTAATCCTATCAGGCACTACACCATCAAACATAAGCGCCTGTTTTGCCATAGTGCTTCTAGCTATAAAACCATCTGCCTCAATAAGTGCTTTTCTGGCGCTAGTGTTTATTGTGTTCTTGCCGGGTAGGTTATCCCAGGTTGCAATCACGGTCTTTATACCACGGCCAACCAAGTCTTGTGTGAACTCATAGTGAGCGTCTGGCACATCAATAATGTCCGGTTCGTGTTCTATAACCTCATACGTTCTGTTGTATGCTTTGAATTCGGCACCGGGGTACAATTCGCGCAACGCCTGCCAGTCTATATCACCGTTAGCGGTCTGTCGTCCCCAAAACGTCAAGCTACCTACCATATCTGTTAAGCCCGCATAGTTACCAACGTCCCAAGGGTTAAGCCAACGATCTCTTACTATTGAAACTCTCATTTTCACCTGTCCGCGCGAGACATTGCAAAACTACTGTATTGGCCCATAGCACGCCGGTAGCTCTCAGCTTGCAATGTGTGATGATATAAAACTACGGGGCTAACTGCTATATTGATTCCGGCCAGTGTAGCATTTTTGCAGAATTCTCTATCCGATGCGTCGTATTGCACCGGCTCACCAACCAGAACGGGAAACAGGCCTATTTCTAGAAATACTTCACGCTTAACCATCATTGCCGCGCCAGTGACCCACGCCGGTTCGTACCCATCAAAAAACCGGGTCTGTATTTTGTTTATGTCGATATGCCTACCCCGGCCAAATGCGCCAACGTGTTGTAATGTGCCGTTTGGGTTTAATAGGGTAGCGCCAACTATACCGGCCTCTTTCTGTATAGACGTGCCAACCATACCAGCGCCCCAATAATCTGTAAATGTAATATCGCTATTAACGATAAGAAAATAATCACTTTCTGTATTTTGAAGCGCGTAGGAAATACCGTGATTCACAGCCCTGGTAAAATACGACTTGCTTTCTGGCCTTATATACGTTACGTAATTTTCAAGGTTGCTAGTAACCCACGCAACGGTGCCGTCTGTGGAATGATCATCAACTATTATTATCTGAAATGGCACGCCAGTTATTGATTGAAACAACGAATCGGTAAATCTGGCTAAGAAATGCCAATCATTATATGACGGCACTATCAACGCTATCTTGTTCTTTTCTTCCATTCATTCGTTACCGCACTACGAATTGCGTTGCTAACTTCTTCGTCAATATTTACACCAATGCCGTTCGCGTACCTTAAGACGGTAATCATACAGGCAGTAGTAACCAACGTTTCTGACATTCCCGATCTAGCATCGTCTAATATGTTTTGAATTTCGTCAAGGAATTCAGCTTGCGTGAATGGCTCTGTGTTATTGGCTACTACTGCCTGCGCCCCCCATACATCTACCATCTAACGGTTAGTAACCCTTAGGCGGCACCCTTTCTATAACGGGTGCGCGCCGGTTGGCTTGGGCCGTAAGTAGAGTGTCCCTATCAAAGACGGTATTCCCAAGCTTGCTAGGCACCGCATCTGTCATACCCTGAAGCCCAGGAATTTGAGCCAGACTATTAAGCAGGTCTTTGATAAGTAGCAACTCAATTGCCGCCAGTGAAAGCAGTGGAAGATTAGCTAAGATAAACGTAACCAGCGTATCAAAAACCCCGCCGACATCCCCAGGTTGTAGGGTAGACAACGCCTCTGATACAACACGAGAAATAGCGTATATCATAATCAGCGGGAAAAGCTTTCGATAAAACACTTCGATTAGCTTGTCAACCTTAAACGCGCCGGTTGCAACGGCGGCGGCAATAGCCGCCACGAAGTTTAGCGAGACCTGAAGCACAATCACCTTAACAACGGTGTCGGCCCACAGGCTCAGAATGAAATTGTAAATTAGATACAATACTTGATCGGTACTCATTTACTAGCCTCCTGTCCATCTTTGTCCATTTAGAACATCTGTAGCTAAGTTGTGGTAGTCAATAGACATCTTAAACCAATTTCTAGGCGCGGTTGCTTTTCGACAAGAAAACCAAGTTGGCCCGCGTCCCTCTACCATCGGTTTCATAGCTTCAACCATACCATCGGGCGTATCACTCATATAGCCGTTCTCTCCGTCTCTAATATATTCCGGGAGACACCCGTTTGTTGTTGCCACAACCGGAGTACCAACAGCATTGCTTTCTTGTGCGATTATCGCCCCCGCTTCTACCCAATTAAATCCGCCAACTGGATGTATAAGGGCAAATGCGTTTTGCAACAGTTCTAGCTTTCGCTCTCCGCCAACGTCGCCTACATAATCCACCCCCTCAGCTTTAAGCAATGGTGTTATTACGTTTTTCCAGTAGTCCGGTTCCCAGTGAGGACCGGCTATCTTAATGGGCCTGCCCATTTTCAGCGCAACATCAATTGCCCATTCTACCCGCTTCTCTGGTATGATAGACCCCATATACAGCAAGTAATCATCCCGAACACGGTAATTCACGGGGTAGTCTTCCAGGCGCAACCCATAATGCACCACAGGCCCATTTAGCCTAGTGTGCCGCTTTTGCCCATATGAAATAAACACAGGATTCACCCTGTGCCCAACACTCATAACTTGGTACACATTTAGCTGTGGTTTCTCTGGGTAAGTTTGCCCTATGCGCTTATCGTGCGAAAGGTCAATTACTATATCGAATTCGTCAATTATTTCAGAAACAACTTCGGGAAAATCTTTTTCATCGCCCGCCGTTGCAATTATGAAAGGATTTGTTGACTTCGTCTTGGCGACCACTTGCACGTGATGCCCCAGAAAACTTAGCCCGCGTGACAAGTAATCTACCATTCTTTCCATACCGCCATACCGCTCAGGTGGTGTTAGTATTGACGCGGTTGACACCACCAATATATTGTAGCTAGGCAGAGTGGTATAATACTCAATCAGATGCGCCATAAGATCAACGGCTTTCGCGTGCATAGATAGACCGCTTGTGCCGAACTCATAGCCCTTTTGTGTTAAATATCCTATCACTTCCGCAGGACTATCAGTGGGATTATCCCAAGCGCGCAAGGTGTCTTTGATATGCTCAGCGAAATTTCCTTCAAAGCCCGACCTGATCAGGTTCCTTATCACAAAACCGTAATCTTCAGATATGTTAAGATCGTCCATATATCACCTATCAAAGTGCCCCATTTGCCAATGTAAAAAAACTGCCTGGGTCGTTGTAAGAATATCATTACACCAACACAAAACATACCCGCCAGCCGTATCAAGATAGACCTGTTGCCATTCCGGTCTTTTCGGCTTGCGGGGCTTCATTCTTATGATGTATAGAATTGTGGCTAACAGCGCCAGCGATATAGCTGACAAACCTAGCTCAACCTTCGCCATCCTTCCCCCGTTACAACCCTTTCGGGTTTCGGTTCATAGCACGTATCTTCGTTGGTTAAAATAGACCTCTTACCAACAAACCTTACCCATCCGCGCTCAGCCATAAGAGAAAGTGAGTGCCTTACGGCTGACTTGGTTACTTGCCAACCGTTCGCTATCATTTCGTATGTCGGGAAAAACCCGTTTCTATCCACAAATCTTTTGAGCCAAATTAGACGCTGGCACAACACATCACTCGTTATTTCGACATACGCACTTCTCTGAATGGGCTTAGGTATATCAACGTCGTCTGTCATTTTGTTCTAACGCCCTGGCTATTTCTGCCTCACGTGATAATGGTGCCGTTTCAAGTTCGCCATTGTATTTCTCTATGGTCACGCGTCGGGCAATGCCACTAGTAAGTATGGGTAATAGCGCCTTTGCAAACTTAAGGCTTGGGAACACGATAACCTTACCATCGTGATTTACTAACCATTCCTCTTCGTTTTCGCTATCACCCCAATACTTGAAAGAATACATAAAGCGATTATATCATACGGCTTAACGTTTGTCAACACTATCGTCGCCGTTGCCGGTTTCGTCTGGCGCGCCGGGTGTTGCTGGCTCAGGGAATATTGGCTCTGGCAACCCCTCTTTTCCGCCAGTTCGCCACGGTATACCCACAAACTCCAATAGGTCTTGAAACGCAACTTGCTGAGCGTATATGCCGTATTTATCATTCTGCAAAATGGTCAACACGATGGTTTGCAGCTTTTCCTTAAGCGCCTCAGATAAGTTGTGCGCCTTAATCTTTGCTGGCGGCGCGTCCGGTCCAAAATGGTCTTCAACAAGCTTGGGTATTAGGTGTTCGTTTACCATTGCTAGAAAATGATCGGTTTCCAGTTTAGCCATATCAACCATACGCTCAGCGTGCTCTTGCGCCTGGTTGTATGACCCAACAGCGGCCATATTTTGTGTTACGGTTCTTTCTGGCACAAGCATAGCCCGCAACATAAGCACTTCTAATTCTTCAATCGCTTTTGTGTATACATCGCTTACGTTCTGGGTTGTTAGTTCTTGATAACTCCATTGCTGGTTTCCCCGATCATCCCTTTCATCTGGTAGCACAACAACCATATTTGCGAAAGCGCCCGCCAGAACCTCACCCGCCACTTCCATATTGTCTCTCTCTACACCGTTTTCGTCTATACGCGTACCAGGCGGCGCATAACCAACGAGAGGCGGAATAACCTTGAACCTGAGATAGTCAGCCTGTAGCGCCCTGAAAAATTCTGCATAGTACCAACCCGCGTAGAGAGCGCGTAACTCGCTTTCGCCCCACAAACCGGCCCATAGCTGATTATTTACAAAGTGCAACGTCTTTACGGGCGGTATCCATATCTCTTCCTGTCCAGCGGGCGGCCACTGTATTAAGCCGTTATAGTCTTTTGTCCTGTCTTTCTTGATAACAATTTCTTTCAGGGACAACGGGTGTATAAATCTAAACTCATCAAACAGTAATGCCGGTCCATTCCAGGCCACACCCGGCATACCCTCAGAGTTTACATATTCAACGGTAAGCTTTGGAACAGACTTCCACACTACCTCATTGGGCGCAATTCCAAAAGCGTAGCTAGGTATAATAGTTTGCTGAGCAAGCTTGATAAGCCACTCCTTGACAAAGACATATTCTATAAACGCGTTTATATCTTCATTGCTACCATCAACCTTGACTTCTCTAAGCGCCGTGAAAATCGGTGCTGCGCGCGCGACAAGTCCAAGCTTCACAACCGGGTAGTGCCTAATTAGATCGTATGTTTCCAGTGAAACAGGGTCTTCCCTGTATTCACCAATCCGCCGCATTGTCGAGTATAGCTGAGGCGGAGTCTTGCCTCTATACGCATACGTTTTAATGCGCGGCTTCGGACCAGGCTTGGCAAGTAAGCGATTGGCAACCCTGCGGATAATGTTTGGTTGCTCGACATCTAAATACATCCTTGGCATTTGCATTTCTGCCAACTCTACCGCCGCTGGCAGTGCGCTATCAATCATCCGTGTATCTTCCATCGACTACTCTCCTACCGGGCCTTGTGAACGCTGTGCTAAACAGCCCAACACCCCGGTTTCCTATTGGTGATCTCCTGGCTAGTGGGCCAGCCATAGCCGCGCGCGCTATTTCGGCTTGCACGCCACGTGGTATGATACCGCCGCCCAAACCCTTTATCATCCCGGCTTCCCAACGTAAGCGGTCGCCAAATATCAGGTTTTCAGTAGGCGGCAACGCGCCCATTCTTTCAAGCTTGTCAACTACTCTCTGAAAAGCGAACCACAGCGCCATAGCAGTGTCAGATGTGTCGTGAACACCCCAGTAGTGCAACTCTTCTATCAATTTGTCTGTGGCCTCAATAGAGTGCTGGCTTCCGCGCGGTATCCTGAAGCGCCCGGTTTCAAAGTAGACATCCATACCCGGAACACCGATATCGGGCGGCAACCTCTGACCGCTCGTGTAATACGGCACTATTGGTATTTCTGGATAACTTTCTTGCATACCTTCAGCCAGCGCCTTTTGATACGCATTTGACTCCACGATAACGTGCCTGGGTTTCCACTGGTAATACTTTTGAGCAATGAGGCGCTTTTGATGCACAAATCCGTACTGACCCCTAACCAAATCGGCAATGACGATCTCGTTTCTATAATTTATGCCCAATACAACCAGCGCGAAATAAGCCGCAGTGTCCGAATAGCCTATAGCGGGGTCAACACCCATAACAATATACTGCAACCAACGACCACGACCGGGTAATTTTGGTCCCATCCCAAGTGTTAGCGTTGGCTCAAAGCAACCACGGTACACAATGCCCGTAGACTCTTCTAGCCCGCCCGTAAACCATATCATCGGGAACACGCTATCCGCGTCTGATACAATCCTGTTTCTATAGTTACGGTTAAAGTGGACATAACCAAGTTTGGCGCGCTGAATTTCTAAATCTTTATAAGACCATCTTTCGGGCCATAAAACAGTCTTGTTTGCCTCATCGAGAATTGCATCACCGACAAAGATTCTGTATATGCCCCCGGTCTCTTTATCCAATTCCATTATCTTATGGTAAAAGTCGCCCTTTCTATATAGAGTGCCGGTTATAAGTTCTTGTCCGCCACGGACCAAAACGGGTTGCACGTCATTTGCATACCAACGCTCTAGTGCCAACGATTTAGCTTCTGAGTGGGCTATAGCGTCCGTGAGAGGGTCGTCAACTAGCAAACGATCAGCGCGCCTTGATAACACGTTAGTCAATGCGCCAGCAACCGCAACCGTGGGGTCTTTGATGCCGAAACCTGGGCGATTTACCGTGATGCTATTCTGTGACCAGTCCTGGTCAACCGTGCGCTCACTCGCGTCTAATTCAGCGGGATTGAAGATGCCAAACCCGGCGCGAATAAGTGGGTTTTGCGTTAACTGGCTTTTGATCTCCGCCAACACCAATTTCGCAACATCCGTTGTTGAGAAAACGATGAAGATACGAATATTCCGGTTAACGCAAATTTCCCACACCGTAGAAAACACAGTATGCACAGACGTTTTTGCGTGATCACGTGGGGCTAAATTGAGATAATTTTGCTCTGACACGCGCCACCAATACCAATCCCTGTGAAAATCTGGCATTGGAAGCTTTTCCGCCTGGTCTTCCATACCTTCAACCGGCGATAATATGAATTCGTTGACGAAATACGTCAACGACTTGTACCACCAATCAGCACGATCTTTAGACCACGGCTCATACTCTAAACCGCGCTGGTATAGCTGTTTTACCAACCGCGCCTTGTGTAGCGCCCACTCTTCCACGCTTGCAGTAAGAAGAGGGTCGCTAACCACTGGCAACGTCTGAACTAATCCCATAAAATGTTATCGCCGTTTTCAAAAAAGTTTAATTGCCAAGAAATGTCCACCGTTGTATTTGCCAGGTTTCTAATTCTTACCAGCACTTTGCCGCCCGCTGGCAACACCCACTCGTGAGCAATTTCGTGGTGTCCGCCATACAGATAAGGCAATACACCACCCGCCATTAGTTGCTTGTGGGCCAGCACACCCGGACTTGTAAGCACCGGGTCTGCTATAATCAGCGTAGTGCTTGTATTGGGGCTTCCAAACAACATATTGCTTGCGTAAATTTCTGTACCGGTCCCCTCTTCCCATACAGGCGCGCCATAAAGTTCTAGGTGCGCTTTACCGCCAGATACCCACTTCGCAGAAAAAACGTGCAGTGAGTGATTAGGACACGCCGAGACAATCATATCCGCTACACCATTTTTAGATATGCTCTCGTGCATATATGCGGCGGCATACAATAGCCCCTTGTGTATCAAAAAATGTTGCCAGGGCACGATAACTAAAGAACCTGTTTCCGGGTCAATCCTTATTTTTGTATCACCCGCATCTTTAACGGTCCCAAATATCGCTACTACACTATCAACGTTTTTAGCCATTTCTCACCATCCCGGCAAAACGCCCGCTATGCCCATTGCACCCGTTTCTAAGCCCCCTGAGCGCAGAATACGACACCTAGTACCTTTGAAAGCTTAGAGCGTCTCTGGGCAAGCCACGTGAACTATTTCACTTACGGCTCTCTGTAGAATAGGGCCTCAAATGAAAAGTCCGTTGTAACACCTGCGCCGCCCTTCCCTTCTACCAAAACCCAATAGCTAGTATTCTGTGCAAGTTCCCACTCCGCACCAGAGGCGCGACTAGAACCGCCAGCGGGGTTTTGCTTAGTACCACTCCCCATAAGCAACTGACCCATAGCACTTCCGTTGACGCTTACGGTAGGGGTATGATAAAGCGCGATGTCTGGTTGAAAATCTGTGTTACCCAACTTGTTAGACCCTACCGGTATGGTTGTTCCGTTAGCCGACATTGTAGCCCCGGCGTAAACAGTTGCATACGCTTTTGTGGATGCTTGCAGTTCTATAGCTAGGTGAACACGCTTTCCGCTCCCGGTCTTAAAGTGAATCAAGTATTTGCCATCATTGGCAATGCCCGTTTTCAAATGAAGTGAGGACCACATGTATCCTTCGTGTACTAAGTGATGCTCCCACGGTATAGTTACAATTGCCTTGCTATCACCGTCTACTAGCCACGACTGACCATCTATAGGGTATGTCGTTACGGCAACGCCCGTATCAGACCCGGACAGGTGTATCTTTAAGTCGCCATCGTCTTGTATCTGCGGGTATCTTTCGCCCCAAGTTGCATCAGCCATTTCTTCGTTCTCCCACCCCCCGGTGTCTAACGGTTAGACAATCTTTTTGAGTATTCGCCCAACAGGACCATTTACATTATGCTCTGACAGGTCGTATTCGTTGACTGGCAATTCACCCATTAGCAAATTCCAATCACTCCTAACCAGAGGCCAGTTAAGATCATCAAAAACCGCAACACCCCCAGGCTTAAGCTTGGGCAAGTACAACAGTGCATCACGGCGCATATTCTCGTGATCGGCGTCAATAAACATAAACGAAAACTGACCATCTTCGAAATAGCTCACCGCTTCCACAGTCGGCATAGATATGTAGCCGATCTTCTTACCCAACAGCCCAAGGTGTGACATATATTGCAAGAATTCCCAAAGGACAGAAAGCGGGCGAATACCGGCCTGAATATGATTGGTATTCCGCTCTGCGGGCGCGCCTAACCAGTGGTCAACGCACCACACAAAAGACGGAATATTTTCGCCCAAAGCGTTTGCCAGAGCGCCCGCGCTTCTGCCCTTCCAACTACCTAAATCGAGTATTTCAAAATGCTTGCCCTTGGGGGGTATGCGCTTGGCTGTATCCCTGATTTGCGCTTGCATAAAGCGCATCTTTTCTACGCTACACCAACCCGGCACTTTCTCATATGTGTCTATCAGGTTCAATTCTTTTTGGAAACCGTATTCCTTGCCATTCAAAACGCATACCCCCTATAAACCGTTTATTTGTTCGCTTTCCAGGGCATAAAGTGCGTGATCACACCGTCAACCATCAGGCCAACAGCGCCGTTAGTGTCCACGCCAGTTGGGGGGACACCCTTTACCCACTCCATATACCCAAGTATTTTGCCGTCACGGTCGATTTGTACCAGGAACATATCACCGACCGGCTGAGGCGGGCCGCTTCCCTCTTTGCGCATAACCTGAAAGATCGGGTTAGGTATGATATGATCATCCCACCATCCAAGCTTTGTTACCGCATCACTACCAACACGGCGCTCATAGGTTGCCGTGATTGGGTCTGAGGAAACCCACACGGTAAATGGTCCGCCGTCTGGACCAATATGCGAGTCTCCGCCAAAACCCCATCCAATGCTACCCTTGCCCTCAGTGAAGCCAGCTACACCGTTTTGAAAGTATGGCGGGTCTACCGTTGCGGGAAACCCTTCCGTTCCCGGCCAATTCAAGAATAGCAGGATACCGGGCGGAGTTAGGATAAGCCCGCCCTCTTCGTCGCGCACCTGTGGTTGCAGAATGGCCGGTCCTGCTTTAAGCTCTAGCGCCGCAACTCCCCAGAACAACTCACCCGGCTTGGCGCGGCTGTAGCCGTGCTGTATTAGCAAGTCGAAATGGTAGAAGTCTTTTAGCGTCTGGTAATCACCGACACCTAGCTTTGGTAAAACGTTGAAAGAATTATGTCCGTCTGGTCTAATGTCCCATACATCGGGTGTGTACATCTTTACTACCTCCACAAATAATCTGAAGCCAATTCTTTAGCAAAGTGGTATAGCTCGACATCAAAAATTTCTCTCCGATATATTACCTCCATCACATCGCCGGGTAACTCCCGGCCTCTGGGCCTGAACCTGGACGAATTATCTTTCTTATAACGTCCACGACTAGGGCTAGGCCAATCAAAGTAATCACACAGCCAACGCATACTATCTGACCACCACTCAGTAGTCCCGACAAAGAGATATCGTTTTTCAAGATTGGTTTTCGCTTGCGCTAAGTCTTCCCAGGTGATATCACGGTCAATTATGCACGCATTGTGCCCGCGCTTGATTAGCTCCGGGCTAGGGCTTGACAGTATACGAGTCATCATATTGTCAATCGTCGCCAATCTCCCATCACGCGCGCCTTCCACAAACTTATCAAATGTGCGTTCCGGGTCTTGACCGGAAAACCAATGACTTAAAATCCTATCGGCAGGCTCACGAACAAACGCGACGTATTTTGGTGTCCGCCACGGAATAAAGTTATGTGTGCCGTAAGGAAAGTGACCTATTATTATTTCTGTGTCGCCCCAGGCGCCTTGCTGCGCTGGCAATATCTGCTCTAGATGTGCCCTTTGCGCCCGGTCTCCTATCTTTTCTTTTAGGTACTCGTATGCCGCCATTCCCCCGGTTCGGTATACGTGGGTGAATAAAACGATATCTTTCATACGTGCGTCCACTTTAGGGATAATATACGGACTTTACCCATCTATATAATTCAATATCAAACTGGTTATTTGCCTCTAGCGCCGCCCTCTCTTCCTCAGTCGGCGGGTGCCTGTGTGTCCAGGTGTTGTGCCTATACACCGGCAAGTCTACTTCCAATAGCAAAGACAGGCGGGCCATACTTGCCCTGTAATAGTCTAGTACACCAATCCAGTCAAAATGCTGAGCTATGTTGTATTTAGCCTGTCTTAGATCATCGTCGGTAACTTTAAGGTCAGTAGAAACAGGCTCAGAGTGTGCCATACCAGACAATTGACGCGTCATAAGGTTATCTGCTATAGCCCGGTCACTTCCCAGTAGTTCGATCAGGGTAAATTCCATTCTGCCTTGACGAACTAAGTAATTCCAATGTGACCACGCACGGTCAACGGGGTCACGAAGTTGAGTCAAGTACCTAACATTGAAACGGTTTTCAACCCGCCTTATCGTCTTGTGACAACCAAATGATAAATGACCTATAGCTATATCTGTTTCGTCGCCAATTTCCCTGTCAATAAAATACCGTGGGAAAATCTGAACTCTACCCGGCAACGCCTCTTTTAATGCGTCTGTTGTGGAAACACCACCCGCCTTAGGCGGGTGTATAAAAACTCTTAGTAAACGGTCCAATCGGGCCAATCCCCCTCAACGCTGAGCGGGTGATTGCTTGTTGTTTTGACAAAATCAACACGCTTACCCAACGCGTCTTTTGTAGCCTGAAGCACGGTGCCGTGGGTGCCATTATCCCAAGCGTTATCCTCATACACGACACCACGAAGAATGCAACTTACCAGGCGATCACCTTCCGTGTTAGCGCCAACTTCATCTAAATCAACATCGTGCCTGCTAACACCGATCACTCCAAATCCATAGGTTGTATAGTTGGGAACAACTTTGCCGGTAGTGGGATTATAGGCAAGTACCGTGCCAGCGGGCACAATGCGCCTGTAAGTAAGGTCTTCTAACTGTAGCGGGGCAACGTAAGTGTAGTCTACCGTATATGTTGCTATAACCGCGCCGGTTTCTGTTTGCAGAACCGCTATACTACGAGTCGGATATAGCCTCAGATTCGCTTTCTTGAATCTCCCCGGAATATACTTGTCTTGCACCTGGGTTGTCTCCGTTAGCGGGGATTGGTCTTTCTCCGCGTCTCACTGCGTCTATTTCGCTTATAAGGTTCATATAACGATCAACAACAGCCAATTCGTCACCCTCTGGCACCCCCCTGAGCACTTCTTCCAAAGGCGGCAAAACCGACCTGCCTTCGTCTATGGGGTTGCCCATAGAGCTAGATCGGGACACTTTCGCCGTTACTGCGTTTCTGTCTAGTATTTCTCTTGCCGCCTGGACACGCGCCATCATTGTTTTGCGGTCGCCATCAACGCCAACCAATATGTCTTCTAGGGCGTTTAGCGCGTCTGGTACTAGCATCAATAGCCGTAACGCCGAAAAAGCCTCTACTTCAGCGCGCGCCGCCTGTATCAAATCATTTGCGGCGGGGTCGCGCCTTATTAGGGCTTCCAGGTTTCTACGTGACTTATCTAGATGTCGTGCTAATTGGTCTAAATCTAGTTCACCCGCTGAAATCTCTGGTAATAGGTCTGTCGCTAAATCATCAACAGTGGGTATGTACTTCACATACGCATTTTACCAGATTTATTGTTCAGTGTCAAGCATTTTGGGCAAACACCACCCCTCTTCGGGTTGTTCTCTGGCGCTAATGAAAAAGCGTTCTCCCGTAATATCGTCTACCAGCATCTTGCCCAAAAACTGATTTGGTATCGTTGTCTGCCTGGTTATCAGGCTTTCATACAGCCCAGGCACCTTTTTATATGGTCTATTCCACAGACCACGAATTGAGTAGTATCTATGCGTTCTGAATTCGCCGGTCTCAAAATTGAATTCCTCAATAGCTATCCAATCACTAACCGGCACCCCGCTTAAACTGTCTATCGCGTTTTCCTTGACGTATGAAAGTGCGGCTTCAAAGGATGCAAACGTAGCAACGTAATCACTGGCACCGCCGCTTGGGTAATAATCTGAGCCAGCAAAAATAAAGAAAGTGGATACCGTCTCAGTGAACATTATTTTGCGCTTCCTTTGCCAAAACGCTCTCTATTGCTAAAACGTGCACCCGGTGATTGCCCCAACCTTCCGAAGTGGGCAGAATGTCTTTTGCCATTTCTATAGCTCTATCGCCCGCCTCTCTGTAATCTTCGGCAATCACAAAACCGGCTTTTGTGCCGTGATAAGTGACATCCGCAATCTGCATTATTTTTGTATCATCTATCGCACTTGGAATTTCTAGCGTCTGTCTGGTTTCTTTTGTAGCAGACATAGCCACAGCAAATAGTTTAGTCATAGTATGATATCTCCGCCCGGTCTCAATAAAGCAAGCGCCTCTTGAAGTTTTGAATTTAAGCTAACCACCATATCTTTGTACGCTTGGGTTAACAGGCTGTGAGCACCAATCACCGTTTCAACAAACGTTACCATATCGCCTAACAGAGTGTACAGAACATAGTTGTCTATGAACATCGGCACATCATACGAACCATCAAAATCGCCATTGTCAAACGATTGAGGCGTAACCAACTTTATCCTATCTTTGTCAAGTCCAAACCTGCTAATAAGCGCGTTGCCCTGGTCGAGTGTTGCAACAACCAGAACAACGTATTGGTTAGTCTTCGACGCAGAGCGAATACCTTCCACCATACCCGATGTGTGGCCCGCGCCCCTTGATAGCTCGTATTGCTTTAATATCGCCTTTGCTCTATGTAACGGCTTTAAGTCTAACATATTACTTGCCCCACACGCTTATGATTGTATACCCAAGAGCATACAAAAAAATGATTGTCAACATAATACGCTCAAACAGAACCGCACGAAATTCATACACGCGCTTTCTGAAGATCAAACAAGATAGTAGCCACTTAAGCCCCTTGTCACACGGAAGAATCGCCCAACAATCAACCAGGCGGACAAACACGAACGCGGCAACCAATGCCATAAACGCTAATACAGGCTCACTTATCATCTTCCCATCCCACCTTCAGTGTTATGACAATGCCACTGTTGGGTACACGGTACTCATACCTGAATTGACTGACCCTATCTAGTGGCGCGTCTGTGGTAACGTATTTGTTCATAAATAACTCTAGCTCGACCTCTTTCCAAATGCGTATTTTTTGCTCAGCTTGCCTTTCGACTCGTAGACGCTCTGCACGTTCTTCCTCAATCCTTTTTCTGTTTATGCGAAACCCTTCCAGCGCCTTTTCAAAATCGTCTAGACCGCCACACCTGGCACATAGCCTGTAGTCATCGCCATTCACCTTCAAAAACTCTTCGACACTCAACCACTTGTGTTCGCCATACCCGCCCCAAATGTGCCAATATTCGGCAATGCGGTTGCACTCTGTAACCTGGGCTATTGTGTCCCATTGCCCGCCCGCCCTTACAATACTCCCCTGTTTAAGCGCGATGTGCAAAACTATTTTGTCTGTCTGGCGATTGTCGGCATAAAGAATAAGCGGCGGTCTCTCAGCAACGTCTTTTAGATCATCAACCCTCATACTACCCCCCGATCTTGCGCCGGGGGCACTACCCCCGGCGCAATTTATATGTCAACCGCTATACGTGGCGCTATGTAACCAACATGCCTATCATCCAGGTGTGCAAATCTTGCACGTTTTCGAACGTTTCCACAACCTCTCTGATTAGACTCCCTGAACACACGTTATGGTGCCAATGCACTACGCGTACTTCTCCGCCTTGGGCCTCATATTCTAGGACATATTCATCCGGGTTGCCCTGTCCGTCTTCAACAACTTCACGCAATAAACAGCGCAGCACGTTAACATCAGTTGCGTTGTCTTCGTTAAACAGGCAATCCGCGCTTTCGCTACACGTGTCACAGTTTATGGTTGGCGTACTAATCCCAACCAACATCGGAAGATCGGCAACCGCCGCCCTCATTACTCTCAAAAACGCATCTTCGTATTCAACCCAACTGGCAAGCAATCCATCAGCCAAGCTAGGAATGTCCATTCCATCCATTTCATCATTAAGCGCATCAATCGCGCCGCCAAAAACAGGCAGTAATGCCACTTGTTCGGCTAGTTGCTTATTGCGAAAAGCGCGCTCAATTAAAGGAAGCGGACAACTTTTATCTTCTGCCTCTGACAGCCCGATTAAATCAAACGCTTCTGCCGTGCAAATACTCGAAATCGTTACCAGCGCCTTAAATGAAACGTCTTTTGACATTGTATCGTATGGGCCAGGATTGACGGCGCGCCAAACGTGCCACAGGCCCATAACCTCTTCCGCCAAATCCATCCACGGCCCAACGAAATCAGCGGACACGTCAAAGCAAGCCGCAACCTCTCTGTCAAATTCGCCAATGTCGAAATCGGAAAACATTTCTTCGAAACTATCATCAGTAGCCATAAGAAACCCCCTTTACAACTGGTAGACCCATAACGCTTAACAGCTTACCGGCCTCTACTTCCAATTCTTTCAAATCACCATCATTAGTGATAACAAAATCCGGTTTGATTTGCAAGAATTCTTGCTCTGAAGCGTGTGTCGCTAATTCGCCCTCTAGTCCATTTCCATCCCTCTCCATTCTAACTACGGTTGTATATTCTATTCCGAAAAAACCAGATATGCGATGAACTTCGTTGGGAAATCTAATGTCATCAGCGATGAAAAGATCATAATTGCCTGTCGTAATAACCCACTCTTCTAAACTGTGCCTTACCCAAATATCCGGGTCATAATCCCTGAACACCATACCAAATTCTTGGAGCAGCTTCACGCCCCGATCATCCTTTATGCCATTCCACCCTATTTCCCTGGCATAATGCTTCAGGTACATAGCCATAGGCACAATTAGCCCGCGTGGATACTGCCTCTGAACTGCGCGCGCCAGTGATGTCTTGCCAGATTTAGATTTACCAGTGATCAAAAGCGCCCGGTCTGCCTGCGCCTTTCCATTCATCCTGTCCGCCCTCATAGTCTATAATGTTTCCATCAGTATCGTACCTTGAAGAACCTTTTGATATAAAGCTTACCAGTAGCGCACCGACACCAATTACACTAGCCAGACACCCACAGGTGATGATACGCTGTTTAGTCACGCTCAGGATTAGAAACCCAAGCACGAAGACAACTAGCCAACCAAGTACCATATGGATAAGGATGTAGAAAAACCTTATCCTTGGTAACGGCGGCTCAGGAAAAGTTGCGCTTGACATCCCCGGTATCTTCAACGCTTACCCCCAAAAGTTCCAGAGTTTCCAAAGCCGAAGCCGACCTAGCTGTTAAAGCCCTGGCTTCTTGCGCTAGTTTATTCGCCATTTCGAAATCGCCAGCTATCAGGCACAAAGCAACCTTTCCAGCAAGCTTGTCAGCCATTCTATCGCGTTCTTTGGCGATGTTGATAACAGCCCTAATAGCTTCATCACTAACCGCCACACTAACCGCCGTTGCAGCTACCATCAAAGTCTCCTTTTTGTCTAACCGTTAGACTAGCGCGTGTTCGCTAGGCTTTTCCCTGGCTATCTTTTCAAACGCTTCAGAAATTGCCACGCCCATATCAATAAACTCATTTCGTGTCATTTCTGCGGTGCCATTCATAGACACGTTAACGGTGCCTGTTTCAGAGACAATAACTTTAACATAGACGTAGTTTGACGTTGTATATCTTAGCGTTACAAACATTGGCGGCTTTCTTGTTCCGCCCACTTTTCCATACCACACCTGCGTATCTTTCCATCTGCGGGTGTACACACCGGGCGGCGCGCCGTCTGCGCTAAGTGCTTCCCATTCATCTAGCGGCACGTGCTTTACAGGTTCATCCCAAACAACTAGTGACATTAGAATGGTGCCTCATTGTCGGGGTGGAAAATTGGCGGCACATTTGACAAAAACCCGGCTACTGCCAAGTGTATTTTGCGCGTGATTATGACATCACTCAATTGGTACTCTCGCAATTGTTCTGGGGTATAGGACCACACCATAGAACCATCCATATCGCCAGCAGGAATTTCCATTCCAAAGTGCATAGCCGTTTCCTTAAGGCCCTTGACGCCGGTATCATTGCCCCATAGCTCGATTTTGAGATCAATAGCGTGTGGATTGCCCCACTTGCGCAAATCAAGCGCCCTGGTTGGCTTAACCGAAAGCTGTATTGACCGCATCACCAAAACGCGCAAATCGAAATTGATCACTTTCCAACCAACAATGATATTTGCCGCCGCTACGTAATCCCAAACCATCCTGAGCAAATGCGCCTCTGATATTTCGTCGCCCTTTAATAGCGCCAGTGCTGGTTTATCATCCAGGGCAACGCCCGCGCTTATGATACTACACAACTGAGGGTCAAGCGGCAACCGCTTTATATAGTCGTCACGCTTGTGTAATACGGTCGAGATTACCTTAAGCACACCGGCACGATCTTTTCCCGCCGTTTCTGCGTCCCAAACACTTGTCACCCAATCTGGATGAAGCGCCATTGCATCATAGCCGCCCAATGTTGCGGTCACGTCCGCAACCGTGCCGCTGATCACGTCCTGAGGCTTTGGCATCTTCTCAACCGGGATAATGGGCGGCAACGACCACCTATCAGCTATATTTTCGTCAAGGCCTGTTTCTAAATCAAGGTACAGATATTGTGCGTCCATATTACCTCATTGTCATAGCGGAGAATAGCATCACCCAGAAACCGAACACCATAAAGACATACGCAAGTGGCGGGGGTGTCACCGGCAAGAATTGGGCAGACACAAACACCAATACAATAGCGATGATTGCGGCTATAACGGCTTTCAACTCAGGTATTAGCGTCATCTTACCCACACTTGCTAGAACTGTTGAAATCGGCAATGTAATCAAGCAGATTAAGCGCCTCACTCTCTTCTAGCGCCTCAATAATATCACACGTCTGCCTTGCTACGTTTCGCATCGCGCGCTTAAACGCTACACCGGAAGCAACACAAAAGCTTTCTTCGTCTTCTTTAGCGCCCAGATAACGAATTGCCGTGCCTGTGGCGCTGATTGCAATTGGCGGGAACTTGTCTACCGGAAAATAACAGGTCCACTTACCAATAGTGACCGGGCCTTTTTTTGCAACAATAGACCCGCTACCATTCAGAAACACAAACGCGTTAACGTCACCCTTCTGACACTCATTCAACACGATTCGCCTATGTCTTAGACTTCTTTTGGCTTTCATCTCAGCAACCCCCCTTAGGTTGCAAAAAAATAGGATAGTACCAATCGACTATCCCATAATATCATACAGTATCTTGCTTGTCAAGTGCCACATCTGCCAGAACCTTAAAAATCGACCGGCCCGCCACAGTCGCCTAATAAACTTCTTGCAAGTTCGGTTACATAGTATATCTTTGCGTTTGTGGGCGTGTGCCGCCAGCGGGCTAAACCGGCGTTTCTCAGTCTACCCAGATACCCGCCGCCAGCCAGAGCCATACCCGCACCCCGACTAACGCCCCGGCCAACATTATAATACGTCTTGTGACCCTGGCTATCGGGCCACATCTTACCAGCAAACTGTGATGGAGTAATGCCGTTATCATAGCTGAGTATGATTGATAGTGCGCGCCGTTGTTGATCAGAAAGCATACACGGTTTCTCTCCCGGAGTGGTGACAACCCCGATTGACAAACCCACCAACATACCACAGCCAGTGCACTCCCTGTTTACCTGGCTTGAAAGCGCGCTCAGATCGGCGCTTATTTCCTCTCCGCATTCTGGGCAATTTGCAAAAACGGAATATACCTCACCGTCAAAATAGACTTCTCCGCCGCACATCGTACCCCCCTATGTAATGTAAATACTGAAGCCCAGGCGCGCCGCTATTTCTTCAACAATTTCATCAAACGTAACCGAGTCGTGCTCTATTTCAAGCCTCAAACCGCCATCTAATATATCTGGTTCAAAATACATATAGTCTGCGTCAAGTTCAACAACTAGTTTTGCTTTGCTTTCAGACAGGTAATCGACAACATCAACGGCAGTGAAATACTTTTTAACAATCGCCATTTTCACCCTCACAGAAAAACGGTATTTTTATTGCCGGTACTAAACACACCAAACGTATAATAGTCATAAGCATTGCGCCAATCAATATAGCAAACTCCCACGGCTGAAACGGCTGAGTTTCCATCAGTTCCCCTTTACATCTCCCACGGCTAACGGCGGGTCTGGCGGTTCTGCCAATTCCGGGGTTTCTATGCTGACAAAATCGGGCACTGGCTTTTTTGCAGACCTGACTTCATCAACAACCCACCTAACAATCACGACAAACAGAACAAGCACCCCGGCCAGATACACACCGCTTCCAGCCAGAAACCCGACATTCAAATTTTCGGTTTTGTGTGTCACGAGATAGCCAACCACAAACGCCACAGCGCCAAGCAGAACATACACAGCCCAGAACTTAAGCGCGAACGGCCAACCCGAACCTAACGATCTCCGCCGCCTTGCAATTATCAGATCATCGTCATCTGACAGCACCCTACCGCATTCCGCGCACGTATATTCGCCGTCATTATAATCTGGCGACTTCTGAACCGGCCTACCACGGTAATATTTGTAATAGCAGGTAACACACACGTCAAATGGTCCTAAGCCGCATTTGTAATTATAGTGCGATGCTTGATTTTGGTGTAACCTTGGCATTTGTCACCATCCCAAAAAAACCGTGCCGTAACCCAATACGGCACAGGCAAATATCAGAACTATCAATAGCAATGTTTGTGGCACCCAACGCTTAAGTTGTCTTCCCCTAAACTCTTCTCTTATCTCTTGCATCTCACATTGACCTGACCCAACCCCTGTCGGCGGTGCATACAGCGGTTGACCGTCTTGGCTCTGTAAGTGTCCGACTAACCCAACGCACTGCGGACCTAACATTTGGCCCAAGTCTACCGGCTTCGTTGGGGTCTGTAATCGCCTCATAGGGGTGTTCTACTTGCCCGGTCGCCAAATTCACCCTGCGCCCGGTTGTGCGCTCTACGACAGGATAATTTGGGCCTTGTTTTGCCCGCACAGGCGCGCGGCTTATGTGGGGTTTGCTTGCGCTTTCGGCTATCGTTTCCGTGCTAACTCGCACGTCTCTCATTATCCGTTTCATTGCCGCGTCAACATCCACCCTGATTATTTCCAAAATCTCACGGTTAGACATTTCTGTAGTTTCGCGCGGCTTTGGCTCTGGCTCTGGCGGGTAGTAAACAAACGCGTTGGCCTTGTGTTTGTCAAGGGTGTCTAGCACGTCCGCCACGCCCTTAGCGAATTCTTCACAGTCGTGGGCCTCTTCATCACAATCATCCTCAATCGGCTGAAGCCATTCGGGTAAGTCGTCGCGCTCGATAACTATTACCTCTGGCTCTTCTTCAGGCTCAAAGCCAATCAACCATTTCGGTAGCTCCGACTCGTCTACATCCGAATAATCTTCAAGCAGTACCTTAACGCGCTTGACGCCCCGCTCTGCCTCTTCTGAGAGCCAATCCGGGTAGTCGAGACCCCTAACAACCGGCGCGTCTACTTCTACCGGCCAAGCAAGCTTGGTGTACTCGACCACAACCGCATCACCGTTAAGCAGTTTTGCGGCGGCTTCTTTAATACCAACTTCTTTCACATCAACTTTTTTACCCATTTGACACCCCTTATAAACGGTTTATTGGTCGCTATTTACGTTAACATAGCCAAGAATCTCTAGAGCCTTACTGACCGCTTCTTTTTCGTCTTTGCCAACACACACGATATCACCACCAACGTGCAACCACCACGCCCGTTCGCCAAGTACAGGGGTTTCGTACCTAGTCAAGTTTGCAACAACGCGCGTGCCCATATTCACTTGCAGTTGGGGAAAGTCGCCAGCGTCGTAAAATCGCGTTGTTACCATAACGCAATCGTGGTATTTAATCAGCGTTGTCACTAACTCTCACCCTTTGCCAGTCCAGGCAATCATCTTCTTTTTCGCCAAACACGGAATCCAGGTGTTTAACGTCACCTGAACACCAAGCGTGCTGCGCGATTACCTCAACACGATAAAGGCGCTTCAGTTCTTCAACGGCGGCGGCTAACGCTTGCCATTCCGGGTCTTGTGATACATCCTTGCTTCTAATTGTGCGCATCATAAGTTGCAATGCAAAGTGCGCTTTCATAGCTATGCCCCTTTCTCAATCTCTGGGATGGTGATACCTTCGTCACTCGCGCCGATCTCTAGAACCTGGGTGATAGGGTATGGGCCAATCACGTCCGGTTCTGTTTCCGTGTTGCCAACACTGGCTTTGAAGCGTGTGCGGGCATCGGTTTCACTTATGCCAGCCACGATGTAGTAATCACTCCATCCACACATACTTCGTGGATGAAATACCTCAAAAATCCAAAGGTACATATCGTCACCCCCATCACATTTTATCACACCCGACAACGGTTGTCAAGCTATCCAACAACGTCTAGTTCATCCAGTTCCGTTACTTCTTCACTGTCTACGATCTCGACAATCTTTATGGTTAATTGCTCTGGCTTGAAGTTGGGGAAGTGTTCTTTTCTTACCCTGTCGCGCGCCTGCCCCGGCGTGTCGGCCATAACGTAATAAGCGTTATATGCACACCAAGCGGCACACGAGATCACCCCCACGAAAAAACCCCTTTTATCCGTCATAACACCCCCTCTTTTTCGCACCTACCCGGCGCGTCCTGATTTTTGACCGGCTTGCGTCGTGCATCGTCCCAATATCGCCCACACGTGGGGCAATACATATGATAGGTTGTCCCTGTGCCGTCAATCCATTTTCTACACTTGCAACACCAAGTTTGCAGTATAGCGGCTTCGTATGTGACTTGCGTAGGTTCGTAACACGGCTCAGCGATGGGAAAACTTATCCTGTTTACCGTCTTTAAGTGGTGTCTCCCCCTCTTCTAATAGCAGGCTCACGACATCCAAAATACAGGTGTAGCACAACCCCGCATTTCCATTATACCCCTTAACTATCACAACCTCATTATTCTTTGACCCACAGTTAGAGCATTCATCCTGTCTAATGTGCATATTTTATCAACTCCAACCAGTGAGGGCTATTCCCCACACCAATTCGTTTTTACCAACCCCACTTGCCCTTTGTTTTCCTAATGCGCTTCTCTCTCTGAGCAATTATACCATCTATGCTCACAGAACCTATAGGCGACTTACCAAAACAGCTTGGGCACTTTTCATCAAGCACCCTGGTAACGCTATCATCGTCAATTTCGATTGTGCACCCACACCCTGAACAATTCGCTATTCTCTTTGCCATATCAACTCCCCTCTTCATCATCTTCAAACATAAGAAACGCGGTTGCTTGTTTGAGAAACCGGGCGTTGTGCGCTTCGGCGTCTAACAGGACTTTATGTTTCCATCCCGGAAAATCATCCCCTATTTCCGATAGAAAACCATTCGCCTTTTGTTCGGCGTCATCCCCACTAAACCACGTGGACATAATACCCTCTTCCTCAAAGTTAATCGACAGGACTACAGCTTTCATCTAACCACTTCCTTTGGCGGGTTGTCTAGCTTGTCATCCCCCACGCTGAAAAGCGTTCCCAATTCGGTATAGCAACGTTCGCACAGTACCACTTGCTCGAAATCAGAACTGAGGATGATACACGGTTTTGGTCCCTCTCTACACTCCCCACAGTACCTACGACCCAAAGTTTTTTCTGTTAGCATCGTTACTTATCGTCCCCCTTCGTCTCTTTGGAGTACGAGACTTGATATACTCGACAATGCCGCCCAAGTCCGCGTGCAATTCCTGAGCCAATTCATCGTCATCTGGCAGCGCCTCTAATCCCCTCATAAGGGTTTCCGCGTCCCCCAAGCTAATAATGAAATCGGCCAATAGCTCTTCGTCGGGCTTGATCTTTCTGGCGCGGGTTGTCATCTAACTAGCCGGGGTTACTGTGGGTATAGGCCACTCCATAGGAATTGGCGTTACGGGCGTATATGTCCGGGTTTTCATCACCAAGTTGCTAAACACGACCAGAGCGGCGACGATGACGACAAACATCAACAACCCGACCAGGCACCCACCAATCCAACCAACCAACCCTCTATTCACATTCATACTCGACACCATCCTTATTTTCAATCGTCTCGTTTCTTGATTTTCTAATACCCACGACATAGCCGGTCTGGTACGCGGCGATAACCGGGAACACCAACAAAACCCCGATCAGAAAAATATGTGTGATCGTGAGCGGGCCTTGATACACCGAATGAATACTTGCGTTTCCGCACAAACCCAACCGGGCAAATTCCCAGGAACAAAACGGTTCCATACTCAGCACCTTTCGACATTCCGGGGTTTGTTCGTATCAAAGCTGAGTTTCTTACTTTGCATAAATTCATTCAGATCGTTAATCGTAACTACCATTTCCCCATCGAACCAATACGTACCCCTAAGCGATTTCAACCCACTAATCAATAGGTCGATTTGTGGTTCAGTTAACAACACCGCTACTTTTTGCTCTTCCATTCTGGCGCTCTCACCTTTGTCTAACGGTTATACACTTTTTTCCGGGAACACCCTCAAATGATCTTGACCCAAACCGTAGGTGTCACCGTGCCCAAGGTTGATGACGTTTTCGGGCTTCAATAACTCTTTCGCCCAACACCAACCGACTATCTCATACTCAGGCATTTCGCCAACCACCAATATGTAGATGTCGCTATCTTCGGGTTTCTTGTCAAGAAAGGCAAGTAGCCGACCGTCACGGCGGGTTGTCGTTTTAACATCGGCTTTGTAGCCCCTACGAGTGATCAGGTCAAAACCCCCTGAGCGCGGACCAATCTCTAAATCGGGATAGACACCCAGAGCCTTGCAAGCGGCCAACTCTCCGCCAACGCCATTCAGGTCGATAAACTGTTTATCGTCCAGGCCCATTTGTCTGTCGCGCACCCCGGCACCACGGTTGGCGCGGTGTCTTTGTCTCGCTACGTGAGCGGCTAACAACGTTTCGGTGTGGTTCAGTGTTACTTTCATTGTCACATCTTATCACACCACAGGGCGATTGTCAAGGGGGTTTTAGTTTTGGGATATTCTTGGGATATATTTGGGATATTCTTGGGATATCGTGTTTCCGGGCCGAATAGCTCTGAGATAACCCGGACTTTCGCACATTTTGCCCCAATTGGCGGAGATCGACCCAGATAAGCGGGAAAAAACCCTTTTCTCGTCGCAAATAGGCGCGTTCGGTTCGCAGGGCGGGAAATGGGGAGTGAGAAACCCGAAAACCCGTAATTGGGGGATTGCGGATTTTCTCAAAATGTGAAATAGGGGGATATCAAATTTCGGGCTTCTTTTAGTGGGTTTCGCGGCTTGGGCCTGTAACCAGTAGCGCCAGTTTGAACAAACGTCAATAGGCGCATAGACGTGCGCATATGTGCGCATACTATGCGCATAGCGTTATGCGCATATTTGTGCGCATAGTTCTAGGCGGGGTTTTTGGGGGGTAATTTTACCATCCAAAATGGGGGGATTTGGGTGTGATAGGGGGTGTGATTGGGTGTGATCGGGGTGTGACAGTGGGGGTTAAACTGGTAAGTATTGGTACATTTTGGGTGTGACATCGGCCACAGTCACACCTTCTGTCACACTATCTGTAGTGAGGGGTCGCGCGTCCGCGCATTGCGCTAAAGATTTTTGCCGCCGTCGCGCTGGCCGTGAGCGCCGGGAACTTTCTTGCTTGATCTCACTCTGGACATTAGTACATACCGTTCGTAAAATTTTAGTCTTAGATGCGCGGGTAGGGAGTGCCTGACTCACGCTTGCGCGCGCGCAAAAACAGACACCCCCCGGCATTATGTAAACTTGTTGGGTTATTGTCTCAGTATATCCTTTCTGTGTGTGTGCCCAGAGTGCACACCCAGAGTGATATACTCAATAATAATCTGAGTATAGTTGTGGGTTAACCCTATGTAATTATATACTAGATCAATTTAATCCTTTTTGTTGTGAAGTATAATATGTATTATACATCGTCACTCTGTGGGTAAAAAGTGCCCAGAGGCAACACACCCGAAACACACCCAGAGTGCACAGACACCCAGAGTGCACACACCCGAAACACACCCAACCCTATGCGTATATGGGGCAAAACCTACGCAAACCTATAGCGCGCGCTATTGCCTACAAGTAGCGGCGATATAGAACACACGTTCTATTATTTGATATGCATTATAACTGGATGCATCCTATGCACTTGTTAACCTGTCGATTGTGCCCGGTGTCTATTATGGGTGTGCACTTGGGTTGACTCTGGGTGTGCCTACATTCTATCGTGTGTGGTGTGTGCCCGGTGTGCACTCAGTGCCCGGTGTCTGTGGGTGTGCCTCAGTGCCCAGTATACCCATTGTCTATTATGGGTGTGTGCCCGGTGTGTGTGTGCCGATTGCCCAGAGTGCCCGGTGTCTGTGCCAATCGCCCAGAGTGCCCGGTGTCTGTGCCAATCGCCCAGAGTGCCCGGTGTGCCCGGTGTCTGTGTCTGTGCCAATCGCCCAGAGTGCCCGGTGTGCCCGGTATATTTCGGGTGTGCTATAAATATCATCTCTAATGGGTCTGTGGTCAATTCTAGCGGGTGCAATGGCAATTATAGTATACCGGGTGTCTATTTCGGTTTTGTGACCTTAGAATTGATTGTAGTGCGTTTAGGCGCGTGTTTGGGTGTGTGCCTCTGGGTGTGTGTGTGTTTGCATTCTAATCTGTCTGTGGTCAATTCTAACACGTGTGTTTTGATCTATGGTGTCTGTGGTCAATCTGTGCACTCAATACCATTAGAATCAATTGTGATGTGTTTGAGGGTGTGTTTTGTGGCTATTTCGGGTGTGCTGTTTTGGGTGTGTTGTTTTCTAGTGCGATTCTAGTGCTGTTTTGGGTGTGTTTTGTGGCTATTTCGGGTGTGTTTTGGGTGTCTAGTGCACACTTTAACCTATGTATACTCATATTTTAAGTGTAGAATAGGCATTGTATTGCACAGACTAGACTATATATTTATAGATTTAGATTAGACACAATTGGTCTAGTTTACACGGTATTTAGTTATAAACTGTCTAGTTACATATATTATGTACCTGTTTTCTAGTGCGATTTTAGACCAATTTATATGTGGAAAATGGGTCAATAATTCTACATATGTAGATTTTAGTTGCCATAATAATTTCGTTTGGCGCGATATCGTATGTAGAATTTCCAGTCCGAACCTATGTATTTAATAGTCAGATTCGAAACGTTTTATGTGTAGAATAATGACAAACATCTGTTCTATGACAAATTTAGGCGTAAATCGGGTGTTTATTTTAAGGTTGAATCAGTGCCCAAATAGTGACGTTTGACACTTGGGTTTTGTTTTCGGGTGTGATATCGTGTGCACGTAACACGCAAGCACGGACACACACAATCGAATAGCCTACGGGTAGCACAATCCAATCGGAAAATTGGGTGCGAAAATGGGTAGGACGTCCACAAAGTGACGTAATACAACTAGCACGAGTGCACAGAGGAAAAAAACAGGTGATAGTCAATTGTGTCTATCACTTCCCGAATGGGTATCGGCGTGCTTAATTGACCGGGTGCGTAAACTCAATAGTTAGAACTTTCAGGGTTATTGAGGCACTTTTCAGTGCCGTTTGCCTCATTATGGTAGTTAGCCAGTGCGTGAGTCTAATTCCTGCGATGGTCGCACCCACAGATTATATCGCGTTGACTCTTTCTGTGTCTGTGCACCCTCAGTGCTACACCTCTTTAGTGCACCCTCAGTGCGCACCACGAAACAAAACCCTCATAATCACAAATTGTGATTGCACTCTTTAGTGTAAGTGCCGTTTGAGGCACTGTATAGCACAGTGCGATTGTGCTATAAACACTTACACTATTGCCCAGAGTGATAAAAGGTTAGCACTTATCCTAAAGTGCACAGATTTTATTTCCTTAGCACACACAAAACCAGCGCGCGTTATAGCACGCTAGAATGGTATTGCACACAATCACTATTGAGTAATGACACCCTTGTTTTGAGTGCGAACGATAAATGAGAATCATCTCAAATATATTGTGAGTTTACGCCGTTGGTGCACAAAACCGCGCGCGGGTTTTGTGGGTGCAATAGGCAATAAAATCATAGTCAAGAAAGGATTATAAAATGAAAATGTCGCTATGTTTTTTCGGAATTGTGAGTCTGCCAGTTATGGCAATGCTTCAAGTGTCTGGTATGGTCAATTGGCAGTGCCATATTGATCAAGTGTGCAATATGGTGTATACGGCACTCAGTGCGTTATAGTAGAATGCTAGGTCACAATCTTGTGACCTAACAATAAGCACAGACACCGGGTGTGTGTGCTTATTGTTAGGACATAATTTTAATGCAATCGTTTGGGTGCAATTGCACCCAGAAAGGAAAGTGCAAAATGTTTGACCCAAAGAATCCTAGAATCTGTGATATTGATATGAGTGACGCTAAATACCTTGACTCAGGTTCGTTTGGAAGTGTCTACGAAGTATATCCAGGTTTTGTGATAAAAACCGGAGACGTAGACTATGCAGAAGTGCAACAGCAAGAATATTTGGCAAGTTGTGACCTTGCGTTGCCAGTATTAGACTACACAGAGAACTGCATTTTAACCTATAAAGTTGATCAGGTTGGTTGGTTTGACGAAGAAGACGAAGACGATTATTTTGATTTTATGTCCTGGATTGAAAACGAATGGTATAGCGCGGGTGCAATTTCACACCTGGATGATCATGATGGGAATTGGGGAGTTTGGGTCAAAGAAGACGGCACAAGACAATTTGTGTGGTTAGACTGTGACCCAGATTGGTCATGTGATTCAAGGTGCGATGAGTGCAATTGTGCAATGATCTATGATTTTAACTATCACACAGACAATGGACATGTATACTGTGAAGACTGTTGGGATAATATGCCAAAGTGTGAAGAGTGCCAGTGCCAAGTACCATCGGGCAATGGTACAATTCTTGATGATAAGTGTCTGTGCCTAGACTGTGCTAACACGTGTGAAGAGTGCGGATTCTTGTTTGACGAAGACGAAATAGACATAGACACCCGATTGTGCCCGGAGTGCCTAGAAGAGATGAAAGCACGGCACACTTGCGTTATTTGTGGCACTGGGTGCGTTGAATCTGGGTATCCAACACGTTGCCCGATATGTAAAGAGAATCAGCCGTTTTTGCCCGGTTTGGAAAATGCACACTTGATCAGTGCGAAATACACAGATTGGAAATACATTTTCACGTTTGCCTAAAGTTTGATCAGTGCGCGCGCGCAATAATCACCCAGTGCGCGCGCGCACTCATATGCATATAAACACTTGCCCATTAGACTCTAATGGTCAAGTGTATGTATGTCTATGGGCACTCTGGGTATGCTGAGTCTGCCTCTGGGTCTGCCTCTGGGCACTCTGTGTGTCTATGGGCACTCTGGGTATGCTGAGTCTGCCTCTGGGCACTCTGGGTGTCTGGGTCTGCCTCTGGGCACTCTGGGTATGCTGAGTCTGCCTCTGGGCACTCTGGGTGTCTGGGTGTGCCTCTGGGCACTCTGGGTGTCTGTGTGCCTCTGGGTCTGCCTCTGGGCACTCTGGGTGTCTGTGTGCCTCTG